GTTGCAATAATAACTTTGCCATCTACTTCTTGTACTTCTTTATATTCTTCTTTTCGGTCCTTAGACTTCATCTTGCCGGATACGAATATAGAATCTGGTATCATAGATTGTAGCAGTTCGCCAGTCTCTACGCGATCAACCAGTATAAGTGTGTTACCCGACTCTGCAATAACCACTGCCTTCTCAGCAAGAAACTCTAATCTCTTTTTGTTTGTAGTAAGCCACTTTAATTCAGTTTGATAGTTGCCGCTTGCAGCCATTCCCACATCCTGTAACTGCCATACATTAACATGTAACTTAGCTAAGATACCCTTTTCTTGCAATTCTTTTGTATTAATCTGCCCGAGCATTGGTCCAATACATGCACGTACTCCAACCTTATCGGCCTCTTCCTCCGGCATTGTTCCGGTCAATCCCCAGCGTATTGGTGCATTAGCTAAATAGGTCGATAATAGCTTTCTCAATACATCTGCTTTCGCTTTGTGTACTTCGTCCACTATGACGCAAACCACCCCTTCGAAGAAATCGTTTATATCTATTTCTAAATCTGTTTCTTTTGAGCGCTTGCTCAGGCTTTCCAAGCTTTGCCATGTACATATAGTATGGGTTTTACCATACTCCTTTCTGTCGCCGAAGAATACACCTACATCTAATCCGAGATTAATGTAATCTTCTTCAGTCTGAGTAACTAAGTCCTTGGTAGGCACAATAACAATGCTGCGACCATAGGGCTGTACTTTATGGCTTAAAATAGCCGTAATCAGGGTTTTTCCTGACCCTGTCGGCGCTATGTTAATGCCAGTTAGGTTCTCTAAGTAAGAGTTAATGACGCCAAGCTGATGGTCTTTGATCTTAATAGGTTGCCCAGCAATGGGGTGACCTTTTGGCCACATAATATGGCTGTAACTATCTTCGTCAACTAAATCAAATGCAAATTCTTCTTGCACTTGTCTGCGATCATCGATTTCAACTTCGTATCCGTGCTCTTGCACAATGGGCAATAATACATCAAGTAAATTTAGGTAGGAGCGTGCGCCAACGTCACAAAATGACATTTTACCATTCCACCGTCCCAATTTGAATGCTGGTGTATGACGTGCGTAAGGCAACATAAATTCTAACGACTCGACCATTTTGCGCCTACAAGATGGGTCGAGATCACTAAACTTTATGTTAACTTCGTCTAATATGTGTAGTGTTGTTTTTGCCATTAAATGCTTGCGTCGTCGAGACCAGCTGCCCTCAATTTTACTATGTGACCTAACATGAAGTTCTTTGCTTCCATTGCTTTACTAATGGATAAGAACTTGTTTCTTAACAATGCTACTTCGTTCATGAGAATGGTGGAATCTACGATGCCTGCTTCGCCATCTACATATTTTTCTGCATCTCGCGAACTAAGTGCTTTATTGTAAGCTTCCAAATATTTTTTAAATGCTGCAGACCTATCCTTGCGCAACTGAATGTTGAGGAACTCGAGAACTGCTTCAATTTCCTGTAGCTGGGAAAAACGTTGCTCAACTAGGCCGGGCAATTCTGCAGCATGCTTCTCTAGGCTTCTGCCCTTAAGTGATAATTCGAGACGAGCTTGAACAAGCTCTGCCTCGTAAAAATCAATAAAATCGGGTATAAGACTAAGATCGCCCGTTACTCGATAATACCAATGACTCATAAGTTATGTACTTTCTTTACCGCCATTTCTATAGCCTGAACTAGTAGAACAGCCTTCTGGGTTCTGTTCATTGCTGCTCGTCTAATCGCAAGTAAGCGTGGAGGGACATTTAAGTCTTCTGCCAGGGCCTTATGCACACTAGTCAGATTTACTGGTTCAGTAATCCACATTACGTAGTCGGCACCCACAGTTACGTTTCTCATATTGTCTCTAAACTGCTGGACTTGCGTGAGGGCTTGCTGAGCATCCTTACTTTTAATTGATTCGAGTAGCGCTGATCCGGTATTATTCGTCATCAAAATCCTCATCTTCGTCGATATCTAACGGATCGCCGATGTGACTCCTGACTGCTGCGCGAAGTTCTCTATCAAGATCTTCATCCATCAGATCATCATCTACCTTGCCGAATTCGTCAAACACAACAATCATAATGTCTGCTACTTCTAAACGCTCCTTAGGCGGGATATGAGATTTCAATCTTGCCCATAATTCAATAATTAATTCATTGTTTTCATTAACCATATTACACTTCCTCCGCTGATTCTAGTTCTGCATCTGCCGCATCAGCAGCTTTAATTTTCTCGTTAAACTCAGACATAACTAAATCCATAATCCCGTCTTCGTTCTTGTTCCACTGCTTCCTGAAATATTTGTGCATCTCACCGTTGAGGTCTGTGTAAACATATCTGTTACCTTCCTTAACTACAAATGCCTTCTTCTCAAGTAAATCAAAGAATCCGCTGTATGGTGACATGCCTGTATCGTACGGAATTTGCAATTCAATATCTTCAAACGGCTTGTTGAACCTAGTCTTCATTACCTTACAGCCTGCGCGAATACCTGCAACCTCTTTGGTCTTGTTACCGTCTTCGTCTTCCTTTAACTTTAATTGCTTCATAGCAATAACAATACTCGAAGCATAAACCGGGCCAGATCCACCACTGATTTTATCATCAGGTGAATACGGGTCTTGCGAACTGTATGAGTGATTAGTACAAACAAGGCCGATGTTTAAGTCGCCAAACATGTTAAGACAGTTGCGAACTAATGCCATAAGTTCCTTTGGCTTTGAACCAAAGTCGCCCTTCATTTCGTTCTTCTCGAACTGTGCTGCGCCAATTGCCGATGACATCATACCAATTGAGTCGATAACGAACAAAATCTTCTGTCTATCTTCCGGTGCTTGCAGCTTGTATTCTTTAACAAAGTCGTTGATAATTTGTGCAGCATCATTGATCTGCGATACATTTAATTTCAACAACTTTTCTTCAGAGGTATCAACCCCCAGTGCATGTAACCATGCCTCGTCTAATGCGTTTTCTGTATCCATAACAATGCAATAAATACCCTGTTCTTGTGCATTCTTAACGATGTTACCAGACACAATATAACTCTTTCCTGCGCCAGATTGGCCGGAAAACATAGATACTTTGCCCAATGGAATACCTTTACTAAAGTCTCCACTAATTAAATAATTAAGCGCATAATTGCCTGTGCTAATCCATGTATCTGGGTCATGAAACCCTGCGCTAATTCCTGCGATACTTTTTGTGATGGATTTGCGAAACTTTGAAATGTCAATGGCTTTGGCCATAGGTTCTCCTTAGAAATAGTGGGGCAGGTATTTAGCCTGCCCCTGTGTAGCTTACTGCTTGTTACGGTTTCTTAGCATCGCTAAGATGTCTTGTGGTGATTTACCAGCTGGTGCTGATGTTTCCCCGACAAGTTCCTTAACCGGTGCAAAAGATGCTTCTGCTTGAGCTACATCTTCTTCTTGTACAATCACCGGCTTTGCTGCTGGAGCAGGTGCTGGTGTTGCAGGACGTGGTGTGTATGCAGGGCGCTGTACACGAACGCCTTCCCCACCGTCGCCGTCGTCTGCTGGTGCAGAGTCGAATCCAAATGGTTTGTAGAACTTGCTCCAACGTGCTGGATCATACAGTTCACCATCTAACGATGCCTGGAACATTTCAAACATTGCTGCAAGTTGTTCCTCATTTGGTCGTTTTGGCAAGTATGTGCTAAGGTCAACTAAGCCGTATTGTGCAATAGCTGCTTGTTGATCTTCTGTAAGACTAGATTCCTTACGTGCCCACTTTGATGTACCGTAATCAGCGAACCCACCTTTGCTTGTCTTTGCAACAATAAAGTCAGTTCCGTTAACCGCATCAACTGGGTTGTTTTCCATATCTGGGTCCATCAATGCTGCCTGAATGATCTTAAAGATCTGTGGGCCAATGATAAACTTGCGAATTGGATTTTCTGGTGGATCTTGCTCGCCCATGCCGTCTTGCTTGACAAAGCCTTGTGCGTAGTAAGTCTTCTTTACCCAATATTTGCGTGCAAGTTCTTCTAACGACTTGTCTTTCCACATCGGGCGGACTTCGTTTAAGATAGGGCAAGTCATTTTGCCATCCCACATTTCAATGCACGGAACCTGCACAACAACTGGCTTGTTCTCGTCGTGGCCTTTGATGCCGGGGAATGGGAGTTTGATTAATTGACGTTCTACCCAGAAAAAGGTATTGTCTTCATTACCGTCTGGTAATAGTCTAAGAATTGATTGGGTGCCTTCTGCAATATTCCAATGTGGGTAAGTAGTTTTGTCTGCACTAAATCCACCTTGTTGGCCACCTTTGCGTGTGTCCATTGCTTGTAGTTTCTTTCTGATTTCGTCTAGGGTTTTCGACATGATATATTTCCTTAATTTTATAT